ATGTGTTCCTTTCCTTTAGGGGAGGAGGTCATTGTACTTCGTGTACGCTGACACCCTTTCCCCGGCCCGCAAGGGCCGGGATTGCTAAAAGCAATCAGCTAGTGTGCGGAGTTGGACTCCGCCCCTTTCGGGACATCTACGACGGATCGAGCACGGTAAGTGCTTTTGCCATCGGAGATATACACGACTGGCTGCCAGCAACCTTGACCAGTGATAACGTCAGGCGTCCGGCGACACGCATAGAGGTACATAAAGTACTTACCAACGTGCCGTCTCGCCCCCAACGTATGCCTCATCTTCGTAGCTTCCTCCGCCTTCCACTTAAACCCGGTGATCTTGAAAAACTCACCTGGCTGGTGGATATGTTGGAGTCCGCGCAACAGATGCGGCTCAGTCACCTTCACCCTGCCCTTCCTATGGTCCCACTTGGGATCCCAGAAGAACGGACTAAAGGCGATGTCTTTGTCAAAGCCTCGTTCCACTTCGCCGACGGGTAGATCCTTGTCAACGAATCCGCACACCCCCCTAGCCTGGCTGGGGACACAACGGATGAGTGCATCATGCAGCTTACGAAATTGCGGGGACACGTCCCGTAGGAGGTATGCCTTATTCGCAATAACGGCGCAATCATGAACGTTTTCCGGATACCGAAAGTCGAAGGACCTTAAGTACCCGTAGCCGTCCAGATAGTTTGCGCCGCACGATTCCCGAAAGGGACCATCGATAAACGACTTTTGGTCGTTCACAACGAACCCAACGGCCTCGAGGTCTTGTATGACCGCTCTGGCCTTTTCTTTAACAACGATTATATCGTCGCCAAAGACCGAGAACTTGCTGTCATGCTGCAGTCCCAGTGCCAAGAGGACTATGGACATCAGCTCAAATGTGAACCCATTCCCCATGGAGGACACCTTTCGAAGAACGTGGTACTCACGTCCCGCGGTTTTCGGTCCTTCTAGGTAAGTCGCCCGGCTGCTGGTTAGCAGTCTAAAGAAAGGCAACGGGAACAGGAACAAACAGAGAGCTAACTGAACGCTATCGCTAGCGTTCTTTAGATCGAGGGTCGCCAGTGTGGCGTCCTTAACGAGCTGTCGATGAACTTCTGACAGCCGATCAAGATCATATCCTAAATCTCGCAAGAGATCTCGGAGTCCATTGCCCACTCTTCGCTGAACGAGCACGTTGCACAACGGTTGCAGTTCTATAGGCCTGTCGATCTCGTTATTTTTCAGTACGGTGGAAAAGCGGGAAGCTTCACACCGCACTGTTAGAGTCGACAGCATACGCTTAAAGCACAGGAAAGGCCCATTGGGGCGAGTGCCAAAACGCTTCCACGATTCCTTGTGGAATTCAGAGACAGCAACTTGGTCGTACTTCATGGCTTGCGCAAAGCGCGCGCGGGCTGCCCTTTTAATTGCCAGAGTCTCATAGGCCGTTTCGGCCCAGAGGTCCCAACAATCAGAGGTACAATCCCACCTAGCCCACTGTAGTTTCGACTCGATCGAGTTCCGACTTTCAGTGAACTGAGCTGAGGAACCAGGAGTATACTCTAGGTCCCCCAACTTAAACCCCCGCATCCATTTATGGAGGAGAGAACGCGCTTTATACCAGTTTCCTGGCAACAACCGTGGTAAGGTTAGTGACTCGTCGAACTTAATGTAGCGGAGCCAAGTTTCCTCAGCTCGTGCATCAGCCTTCGACTTGTCTGGAACCTCCATTTTCTTGGCGTACCGCGTAATAGCGAACGCCTCAGCCTCATCGGTGGGTGGTTCCCACTTCCAAGAAGGCAGGAGAGCCTGGTAAGCACGGATAGTGCCTTCCATTTCCATAGCGATGGCCCCCGATTACGCTGGCACGGAGGGGACGGTGGTCGGGTTGAACCCAACCATCACACTTTCCCCATGCCACGTCATCAGATCCTGGGCGAGAATCGCCAACATCTCACCAGCCCGCACCATGCCCTCGGACGACGCGCTAACGCGCACCCGGACGCTAACTGCGTCAGTGGCATCGACGGACCCGATCGTGACGGCTACGAGGTCGTTGAAGATGACCTCCGTCACATGGTTGCTGGTCGCAGCACCGTTCAAGCTTTTGGGCTTGGAAGCGTGCTTGAACCGGACGGTGGCGTCCGGGTCGGAGGGGTCGGCGTAAACTACGCCGGTGTTTTCAGTCTTGAGGACTTGGAAAGCCATGATTAGAGGCTCCTTACTTTCTTGTGAATAGGATTGTGTGACAGAGCTATGCTGTCAACGGCCCGTTTCCAATTAAGGTAGGGGTCGAAGATTACACGGCCCGATGGTCTAGACCACACGAAACGTCTGTAGCGTTCATCGACAGACTGATAAGCCCGCCCATGCGCGTTAGCCGACCTTTGGACAGTCAGGAGACTGCCTTGGGGAAAGCAATACGTGTTGGGCTCCCAGGAATAGTCTCCCCGGAACTCGATGACACCCTGCAGATCTCTCGTGAAGTACTCACGCTCTTTTACCGAGGTACAGTAACCCGAACTAGACGCAAACGAAACATTGGTGAGCGCGAACAGCGCATCACTTATTCCGAAAAGCCAGTCTACCACGAAACTCAGGGGTATTAATTCCCAAGCAGTTGTGGCTAGATTAACCGAAACCTGGTCAACTAAGCGCTGTAGAGAACCAAGATTGTACAAGAGGCGTCCGTACGAAGTCACTTTCGTGTGCGATGTCCACGTGGAGTACCATTCAAGGTCTCCAGTCGTGGGACTTTCGTAGGTGTTAGACACCACTCCGCCTTTCGACCCCTTCCGCACAATCTTGTCGGCATAGGCTAGCAGCTCCTTAGCGTCCCCGAGGGAATACACCAGAGGCATAATAGCGTACCGATACTCCATCCAACGCGACAGAGCCTTCCCAACGTACCTGCTCCCGCTTTTCAGCGCTTGCTTACGTGTCATGGGTCGGCGTGGTCGCGTTCTCCCCTTCGGACTGTCGAGGGTTTTATCCCCTTTAGCCCTCTGAAGGATACCCTGCAATTCCCCTACTTTCTCCGACATGTGGCGCAATGTTTCAGGCGCCTCTGCCAGTTCTGTTAAGAGGTCGAAACCTTCGTTGAGATCTCGATAAACATCTTGCTGGGTAGATGTGATGAGGTTCCGTACCTCCTCGCTGTGCGATTGCTTGAGCTCCTCGAGGCCTGCCACGTTGGCACTAACCCCGATTGGACTCATTGTCGCACCATACCAGTGAGCCAGACTGTAGAGCGGCCCCTCGCTGTCCACACAACTGCCGTTGCAGTAGTAGTAACGACGAGTAGGAGAACAACTCCACTCTGGAATATAGACCGGGCCTTGGATGACATGACGGCGGGACGCCATCATTGGAGTCATCTTGACACGGCCAGAGGCGATGACCTGGGCAAAGCTCTCGCTTTCCTTCGGTACCCATCGACCTTCACTCATGGTTTCTGCCAGGTAAGGCACTTCCTCACTATCAGGGCAAACGGCGTGCCTCTCGCTGAAGATGTAGGTTCCCCCACACGCTCCAGTTTCGGCGGGCCGCGCCGGGATCAACTCACCGTCGTAGACGGGTATGACCGTGGCAAACGTTCCTGATAGCGCTCTCATCATAGCTCTCCTGAAATGCACCTGAATAAGCAGACGCAGACTTTGTCCAGTAATGCCTCTGAGCCCGCAAGGGCAATTAGACCAATACTGGCGTACATCGCGGCTGCCCGAGTCGAGACAAGGCGGCGTAGAGCCCCTCGAACCGTAGCGATACGGCCAGAGTGACCTTCCGCGTTCCCATCATCGATATTCATTTGCACCTCTTCAGTTGAGCCGCTCCCACCGGTTGGTGGTAAGCGACGTTGACCGTCCAGACTAGGACGGGGCAGGTCCCCTCACACGCGCATTTATCGGCCGTTGGGCCTACGTGCCGTGTG